AAGGTGATTTCCGGCAACTATGTCAAGGTGTTCACGGCTGACGGCGCGTGGCTGTCGAACGCAAAGTCCATCGAAGCCACCGTGGAAATCGGCAAAGAGGAAATTCAGCGTTCCGGCACCCGCTGGGTGGGCCACAAGGCCACCACGCTGACGGGCAGCGGCACCCTGTCCGGCTATCTGGTGACCACGGAACTTCTGGCGTCTGTCGCGCAGATTGCCAACGATGAAGCCGGTTCCTATGTCACGGAACTTCGGGCAAAGCTGGCTGACCCGGAAGCGTATGGCGCCTATGACGTCCGGCTGAAGAATGTCCAGTTCGACAACATCCCGCTGATCAACGCGGAAGTGGGCAGCATCGTGGAGCAGGAACTGCCCTTCACGTTCAGTGAATTTGAATTCCTGAACCTGATCACCCGGTAAACCCAAATCGAAACAGGGGCTGTGCATGAGCGCACGGCCCCTGATTTTTTACGGAGGAATCACCCATGCCGTATGAATCCAACGCCGTTCTGGACGCCCTGCTGACCACCGACTTTGACGTGACCCGTGAAGTGGAAATGCCCCGGTTCGGCGTGTCCTTCAGTGTCCGCGCCCTGACCATGAAGGAAATCAATAAGCTGCGCAGGCAGGCCACTGACCTGACTGGTGGCAAGGGCAAGACCGTGGAAGTGCTGGACGAAGAAAACTTTGCGGCGCTGCTGATTGCCGCTGCCTGCGTGAACCCCGACTGGAAGAACCCCACGCTGCTGGCGAAGCTGGGCGTGGAAACCGCTGCTGACGCCGTATCGAAGCGGCTGCTGGCGGGCGAAATGTCGGCCCTGTCCAATGAAGTCATGGTTGCGTCCGGCTTTGACATGGACGCCCTGACTGGTAAGGCAAAAAACTAATCAAGTCCGGGGGCGAAGCCGCCATAGTCCACTGGATTTTCCAGCGGCAGGGCATCCCCCCGGATGAAATATTCGATAAACCCCCCGGCGTGAAAGCGTTCATGTACGCGTCCGCACTGATCGTCATGGAGGAAGAAGAACAGGCGGCTAAACAGGCGAAACGAAAGAAGGGGGCGAAATAATGGCCTTTGAATTGGTCGGTAAACTGCAACTGATCGACCAAATGACCGCCCCTTTGAAAAACGCCACCAGTGCGGTGGGCATTCTGGGCAAAACTGCCGGGAAGAGCAGCGCCGGGCTGGGGCAGTTCACAGCAAGCGGGAAAGCCGCTTCCGTGATGGGCGGCGGCTTCAATGCGTCCATGTCCGGCATGATTTCCACCATGGGCAAGGTGGCAAGCGCCATCGGTGTGACGAAACTTGCCCTTGACACCATCCACAAGTCCATGGACTTTGAATCCTCCATTGCGGGTGTGGCTTCCATTTCCCCTGAAGCAAAAAAGGCAAAAGACAGCCTTGCGGACTTCGCCATGGAAGCAAGCGTGGGTACAAAGTTCGGCGCCACGGAAGCCGCTGACGGCATCGGGGAACTGGTGCGCGCCGGGCGGTCTGTGGAACAGGTCATGGGCGGTGACCTGAAGGCTGCAATGGCAATGGCGGCGGCTGATGATATGAGCCTTGCGGAAGCCTGTGTCATGGTGTCTGATAACATGAACATGTTTTCAAAGGAAGGCTTGACGGCAGCGCAGGCGGCTGACACACTGGCTGGCGCGTCTGCCGCATCTTCTACGGACATTAAAGGCATCCAGCAGGGCCTGACCATGGTGGGTTCTGTGGCAAGTGCAGCGGGCATGTCCCTGAAGGACACCACCACGGCGCTGGGTCTTATGGCAAACGCGGGTATCAAAGGTTCCGATGCTGGTACTGCCATGAAAACCATGCTGGGCGCTTTGACCCCATCTTCTAAGGCTGCAAAGAAGCAGATGCAGAAACTGGGTCTGATCACTAAAAAGGGCGGCAACCAGTTCTTTGACGCGGCGGGGAATATGAAATCCCTTGCGGATATTAGTCAGCTTCTGACCGACAGCATGAAAGACCTGACCCCTGAACAGCGGTCTGTTGCCATGGAAACCATGTTCGGAACAGACGCGGTTCGTGCTGCAAACGTCATGTTTGAAAACGGTGCAAAGGGTGTCACGAACTTCCAGACTGCCATGGGTCAGACCACGGCGCTGCAGATGGCGGCTGACAAGCTGGATTCCGCATCCGGTGCGGCTGATATTCTGAACGGCATTCTGTCCACGCTGCAGATCGTCCTGGGTGAAGCCCTGCTGCCTGTGATCAAAGACTTCTGCACCTGGGCGGCGAATGCTGCCACCAATATTGTGGCGTGGTTCAATTCCACCGAAGGGCAGACCACCCTTCAGACCTTGACGGACACCATTTACAAGGTGATCGACGGCATTAAATCCTTCTGTTCGTGGCTGGGTGATCAGCTTTCCCCGCTGTTCGCGTCCATCAAAACGGACATTGACAACGTGGTGACGGCGTTGACCGCGTGGCTTAAGTCCGATGATGCGGCGGCGTGGTTCGACGCGATCAAGGGCGCGGCTGAAGGTGTGATTGAGAAAATCACGGCAGTCTATAACTTTTTCAGCGACAACTTCAAAACCATCGGCCCCATCATTGCGGGCGTGGTGGCTGGAATCTGGGCGTTTAACGCTGCCACGGCTATCATGGGCGTGGTGGCAGGCATTCAGGCGGCTGGCGGTCTGGCGGCTGCTGCAACCGCTGCATGGGGCTTTGCGGCTGCGCTGCTGGCGAACCCGGCAACGTGGATTGCGCTTGCCATCGGTGCGCTGATTGCCGCTGTCATTCTGCTGTGGCAGAACTGGGATCAAGTGTCTGCGTGGCTGTCCGCATCGTGGGACGTGATCAGCGCAAAGGCCACGGAAATCTTCAACGGCATCGCCACCTTCTTCACGAACATCTGGAACAGCATTTCCACCGCTGCCACCACCGCGTGGACGAATTTCAGCACCACCATTCAGGGGCTGTGGCAGAACGTGTCCAACTTCTTCGGGGGCATCACCCTTGCGGACGTTGGCATGGCGATTGTGAACACCCTACTAGCGGGCTTCACGGGCGGGTGGTCTTTGATCATTTCCGGGCTGTCCGGCCTGTGGTCACAAGTCAGTGGGTTCTTCGGTGGTTGTGACCTGTCCACCATCGGCGGAAACATCATCTCCGGCCTGTGGAACGGCCTGAAGGCAACGTGGGCAAACGTCACAAAGTGGTTCAATGATATGGTGAACAGCATCCCCCAATGGGTTCGGGATGCACTGGGCATCCATTCGCCGTCCCGCGTGATGATGGAACTGGGCGAATACACCATGCTGGGCTTTGTGAAGGGCATGGACAACGAACAGTCCGGCGTGGAAAGAAGCGCGGTGAGCCTTGCGGACACCCCTGTGCAGGCGGTGACCACGGCAGCGCGGTCTGTTCCGGATGCCGCGCCCGCCCCGGCAACTGCCGCCCCTGCACCCACAGCAACGAAGCAAATTTCGTTCACATTCGGGAACGTCATTCTGCACGGTGTGTCGGGTGATCTTGAATCGGCGGCTGACAGGTTCATGGAAATCATTGCGGAACGCCTCCAGACGGAAGGCGGGATGGTTGCAGAAGGGGTGGAATAATGGTTGAATTCTGGCTGAAAAAGGGCACCGACGCATTCAGACTTCCCGTGAATCCCCCTTCCGTCAGCATCGAACACGGGTTCAATCACAAGGAAATCACGGTGATGGGGCTGGGGGACATTTCGTTCCCCCAGTCCCGCGAACTCATGCGCTACTCCATTTCGTCCTTCTTTCCTGAAAAGTACAACCCGGCGTACTGCGAGTATTCCGGGTTCCCTGCACCGTTTGACTGCGTGGACAAACTTCAAAAGTGGATGGACGATGGAACGCCCGTCCGGTTGACCATTACAGGCACTCCGGTGAACACGCTGGTGACCATTCGGAAATTCGACTATACCCCATGGGAACACGGTGACAACGACATTCCCTATTCACTGGATTTGTCGGAATACAGGACGCCCACGATGGCGCGGGTGGTCACTGAACCGGCGCCTTCCACCCCAGCAGACCCGCCCAAAGCCACAGCCGGAACCGTCAATGTGGGCAAGGGGAAAACCCTGACCGTCTACAAAACGGCAAGCACAAAGGGCAAAACGGCGGGCAAGCTGAAACACGCCACAAAAGTGACCATCAATGCAACCATTTCCGGCTGGTATCAAATCAAGGGTTCCGGCGTGTCCGGCTATGCAAAAACCAAATACATCACGGTGACAGCAACGACAGCAACCGCGAAAACCACGGCAACCGTGGAAGCTGCCCGGCCTGTTGAAACCCATGAAAAGGGTGTGCTGAATGCTTAATGTCACCTATCATGACACCACTTCAGTCACCACCATTGACCAGCTTGTTTCCAGCGTGACCATTTCCGGTGACACCCAGCAGGCGGCGCGGAAGGCGTCCCTGACTTTGCAGGGAACTGCTGATGGCATCACCCGCCTGCTGACGCTGGAAAAGGGCTGTGAAGTCCGGGTGAATGACAAGGGCGCGGAACTGTTCCGGGGTATCATCTTCGCGGACGGCATCGACGGCGCCGGAAGCCTGACCATCACGGCCTATGACCGAAATATCTACCTGACGAAAAACACGGACACGCGGAAGTTTGAAAAGGTCACCGCATCCACCATCATCAAAACCCTGTGCAATGCCTTCGGCATTCCCATGGGAACCATCGAAGATACGGGATACATCATCCCGAAGATGGTATTTGATAACAAAACCCTGTGGGACATGATGGTGATGGCGCTGACTTACACAAAGAAACAGACGGGCAAGCAGTTCTTCATTTTCACGGACAAGGGCAAACTGTGCGTGGCACGGTTCACGAAGCCCACCAGCCGCGTGGTGTTTGAACCGGGCGTGAATCTGACAAGCATGTCGAGGGACACCAGCATTGAAGATATTGCCACCCGGCTGCGTTTGTACGGCAAGGGGAAGAAGAACGCGAAAATTGACATTTCCGTGTCTGACGATGCGCTTGTGAAGAAATACGGCGTGCTGCAGGCGCTGGAATCCCCGGACAATTCCACCACCACCAGCGCGGCAAAGCAGAAGGCCACCACCCGCCTGAACGAACTGAAAACGCAAAAGGATGAAGTGAAGATTGACGCGCTGGGCATCGACACGGTGGTGTCCGGCAGCGCCATCTACCTGGTGGCTGATCTTGTGGGCGCGTCCGGTGGTTATTATGTGGCGTCCGATTCCCACACCTACGAAGGCGACACGCACACCATGAGCCTGCGCCTATCGAAAACGGATGTAATCCCGGAACTGAAGTATGAATAGGGGTGATGGACATGAAGGGGAACGGAACTTCCCAGCTTGTGGCAGCACTTCGGGGAATCAAACAGCCCGGCCTGTCCATCACCACGGGGACTGTGGCGCAGGCTGAACCGCTGCTTGTGCGCCTGTCCGGGTCGAACCTTCTGCTGAACGGTGACGATGTGGACATGCTGAAGCACATATCCCCGGCTGACGGGGACACCCTGCTGCTTCTGGTATCCGAAGATGGGCAGCAATATTATGCGCTGGGGGTGATGTAGTGTCGATTTTCCCGGAAAGCGTGGCAGA